AATTATTCAGATACGAAGGCGGAGTAACAACAATTAGATCTAAAACCACTTCACCAAGTTTCACAGCAAACGAAACTTTCACAGTGAGAGAATCTATCAAGAACCAAGAAGCGTTGAACGCGGCAAAAACTGTTACAATGATTTCGGGAGACGGTTCTACGCTAGGAGATGCTGATGACTTTGTTACAGCGTTTACTAACGCAGGCTTCACTAACTTGACTGCAAAAGTTGTTGCCTCAGGTGAATTCAAAGGTGCAATCGAGATTACACACAACTTAGGTGGTGAGTTCAGAATGAACAACACATCAGGAAATCCACTTGATGATGCAGGTTTTGGAACAAGTAACGCACACGCTTACGGAACATTCACTGCAAACAGCACAACATTGATTGACAACTTATATGTTACACCAACAGGTGACTCAGGAGACTCAACTGTGGGTAACGAAGTAATGGCAAGTAACTGGAAAAGATTAAGTTACACAGCGTCTGTTAGTTCCCCAACTAATGAGCCAACAGATGGAACATTATGGTACAACACTTCAATCGATGAAGCAGACATTATGGCACACAATGGTACTACTTTCGTTGGATACAGAACAGCGTATGCAACAACTGACCCAGAAGGTCCGCAGTTCAGTGCAACAGCACCGACTACACAATCAGATGGTACTGCACTTGTTAATAACGACTTATGGATTGATACAAGCGACCTAGAAAATTATCCAAAAATTTACAAGTACAATACAGCGGCTACTTTAAGTTCTACAAACACTTCTAACAGTGTTGCAGTAACTACATCAGGTGCGGCTTGGGAATTGGTTGACAAAACAGACCAAACAACTGAAGACGGTATTGTATTTGCAGATGCTAGATACCACACAACAGCAGAGAAAGGCGCAGACGGAAACACAGGAGCCGGCACAGCAAGTTCAATCAAAGACTTGTTAACAGATGGCTTCCTAGACCCAGATGCTCCTAATCCAGCACTATTCCCACAGGGCATATTGTTGTGGAACACTAGACGTTCTGGTTACAATGTTAAAGAATACAAAAACAGTTACATAACAACTGCAAAATATCCAGGTTCTGGATCAGCAGGATTAGGTAACATCAGACAAAGTAATGAGTCAGTAGCAGGTTACTACCCAGACAGATGGGTAACTAAATCGGCAAACAACGCAGATGGTTCTGGAACTTTCGGTAGAAAAGCACAGAGACAAGTTGTTGTGCAACAACTAAAATCTGAGATAGACACAAACCAAGCAATCAGAGAAGACCAAAGAGGTTTCAACATACTTGCTTGTCCTGGATATCCAGAAGTAATTGCAAACTTATTAAACTTGAACACTGATAGAAACAACACAGCATTTGTTGTAGGTGACACTCCGTTAAGATTGGAAGGCACTGCAACATCAATCACTAACTATGCTAACAACACAGCCGGAGCATTAGACAACGGTGAAGACGGTTTAGTGAGTTCAAGTGAATACTTGGGTATGTTTTATCCTTCAGGACTAACAACTGACAATACTGGTGCTAACATTGTTGTACCACCATCGCATATGATGTTAAGAGTATTGGCAAACAACGACAACATTGCTTTCCCTTGGTTCGCACCATCAGGAACACGAAGAGGTGTCGTTGATAATGCAACAGCAGTTGGATACATCGACGCAAGTACAGGTGAATTCGAAACAATATCTGTAACAGAGTCGGTGAGAGATTCAATGCACGGAGTTAAGATCAATCCAATTACTTTCTTCGCAGGAGCAGGAATTGTAAACTTTGGTAACTTAACTAAAACATCAAGCAGTTCAGCATTAGACAGAATAAACGTTGCAAGATTGGCAGTGTATCTAAGAACACAGTTAGACGCAATCGGAAAACCGTTTATCTTTGAACCGAATGATGAACTTACAAGAAATGAAATCAAAGCGGCAGTAGAATCATTCTTGTTAGAACTTGTTGGACAAAGAGCATTGTTTGACTTCCTAGTAGTATGTGACGATACAAACAACACACCTACTAGAATAGACAGAAATGAATTGTATGTAGATATAGCGATTGAGCCTGTGAAATCAGTTGAATTCATCTTCATACCGTTGAGAATCAAAAACACAGGAGAAATAGCAAAATTAGGACAATAATTTTGGATAAATAGGAGAAACAGATGGCAATATCAACTTTATCAAAATTTACAGTACCTTTAGCAAACGATCAAAGTTCAGCATCACAAGGTTTATTGATGCCAAAACTTCAGTATCGTTTTAGAGCGATCCTGGAAAATTTTGGAGTATCAACACCACGTTCAGAACTTACAAAACAAGTAATGGACATAACAAGACCAAACTTAACTTTTGACAAAGTAACACTAGATGTTTACAACTCAAGAGTATACGTTGCAGGTAAGCACACTTGGGAACCAATCACAATCACATTGAGAGATGACGTTAACAACTCAGTATCTAAACTAGTTGGTGAACAGATTCAGAAACAGTTCGACTTCTTTGAACAGTCAAGTGCGGCGTCTGGTATCGATTACAAATTCACAGCAAGAATCGAAATGCTAGATGGTGGTAACGGTGCAAGTGCACCAAATGTTTTAGAGACTTGGGAACTTTACGGTGCATACGTTGAGAATGTGAACTACAACACATTGGCGTACAACGTATCAGAACCAGCAACAATCACATTGTCAGTACAATACGACAACGGAGTACAGACACCACAAGGTACAGGAATCGGAACAGCAGTGGCTAGAACGATCGGTACATTATCAACTGGTGGTGGACAATAATTAAAAAATTAGATTAGCAATTATAAAACAGGAAAAGCGTCTTTAAAGGCGCTTTTTTTGTGACTATAAATAACACTATGCCAAAGATTAATGATTTTTTAGAAGGTTTTCAAAATGG